ATATGGAACACGGAACGGACATCGGGGATAGTGTCGGATAGGAACTTAAAGGTGGTTTTCATCTTCGGCTCGATGTTGTGGATTATGCGGCGGCGGTTCTGCTGTCTGTTGTTGATGCGCAGGGAGAAATGGAGGTAGCTGAAATTGCTCCAATCATCGCGTATCTCTATGTCCTCGACCCACGGGCGCGGCAGCTTGCCCATCGTGTTTTGCGAGCCGTCCCAGAATCCCACATAAATGCGGTCGTAGTATTCAGCCTTTTTGTCCTTCTCCCCTGCGGCGAGCGAGGAAACGGTGTGCGTCTGCATGAACGGGTGGTCGCTGTCGTTCTCGCTCGTAGTGTTGTTGTCTTCATCGTAAGCGGAGAAGGAGAGAAAAAGCACCCGACCGTATTTTTCCTCGGTATCGTCTATCCATGCCGGAACAAACTCAATCTCTTGGCTGTCGGCTTCTTCATCGTCGTTTACGATGCGCCCGCCAAAGATATTGACAGGTTGCAGACGGCACTTGTAGAGGTAATAGACATAGATATGCCCGGCTCTTATTTCCACCTGAATCTGACGGCTGACGGCGCGGATAACGAAGTAAGCGTCGCAGTCCTCGGCGTAGAGCAGCTTGTCGATGTTGCTGTTTCGTCCATGCTGCCCTCGCCAAGTGGCATAACCCTTATTGGCGTTCATCAGCTCCGTAAGGGATTTGTAGCGGATAACGCGGTTCTGCCAGCCCTTGATGAACCAGTCGCACGAGTAGAATTTCCACATTTCGTGGTCGCAGTCCTTGTAGAAAAGATTCTTCTGCTCGGCATACTCGCAGTTTTCTTCCTCGACCTTGACCTCGGTAGAGTGTTCCTCGATGATGTGTTCGAGCTGCACGGGCTGTTTTTCGGCAAGCGTGGCCTGTGTGAAAGCAAAGGAGATACGCTTGCCCCGGTGGTCGAAGTCGAACTCACCGCCTAAAAACAGTTCCAATTTCTCGAAGTATTCCTCTACCGTCCAGTGTGGCAGGGCGTTTGCGAAGCCCGGCATATACCACGCGAACGGCAGAGTGTTGCAGATAAGGAGGTACTTGTATTCCTCCGAATCCTCCCACTTCGAGAAATCGGGCGTGTAGCCTACCGCCTCGCAAATCTTCTTTGTGATGTAGATAAGGTAAGGCTGCCACGACAGCCCGGTAGTGTCGACGCTCCATTCATAGTGCGAGCGGTTCTGCAAGGCGTCATCGACGAAATGCTCCGCCTTGTTCTGAATATTGCCGGAATAGTCGTTGACCCACGGCAGAGCCACGCAGACGGGGTTGGAGTGGTTCGGTTGCCATGCGTTTAGGGGCGTGATGGCACTTTTCGAGGTTGTCGTGGGCGAGCCTAAATCCAATTCATTGATATAGACCTTGTCAAAGGTCTTGTCGAAGTTCTGCTCCGACCGTCCTTCAAGGAATTGGGTCTTGACCTCGGCATCGTTGATTTCGGTAATGGTTATGGAGCCGAACTTGTAAAAGTTTCGGTCGCGAATCTCGCAGTCGAAGATAACCTTACCTGCTATCACGTCCATTCGGTTGATGTGCCCGAAAATGTCGAGGTTTTCTCGACAATGCCGCAGGGGAAAAGTGATGGATAACGTGTAGCCATCACTCCCTGAAAAGAGGCGGTTTTCAGCAACATACTCAAACGAAGTACCCTTTTTGAGCATGGCGCGTTTGCCGTTGATGCGTATTTCCATAATTATTTGCGTGATTTTGGAGATTTGTTTCGCATAAGTTTGTCGTATTCGTCCTGTGCCTGTTGTATGCCGTGATCGCCGGACACGGTGTTCACGGTAACAAACGGCTCGTTCAGTCTTGAATCGAGGCGGTCAAGCACAGCGACAATCCTCTCGTCAGAGGGAGCGGGCGCGGAGGCATAGGTGTTGTTCACCACGGTTGGGGCCTGTGGCTGTGCCGCCAGGACTGCGGGAGCAGTAATCGTGCGCGACACATCGGCGGCAGTGATAGAGCCGATTGTGTTGGTGCGCTGCGCATAGTCCAGAGCCTCCAACAATGGGCGGGTTCGGGGATTATTGACAAGTCGCTGCGAGGCGACCCATTCCCCTTTGTGAACAACACCTGCCACTTCATCAGCCTTACCCTCCGGGGTAAAGCCGCCTGTCATGTAGCCCTGCGCCTCGGAAGCCTGTTGCTGTTTCTTGATGGCGGCGATTTGGATAGCACCTGCGGCAACAGCCATAGCCGCCGCGATGGGCGCGAGGATATAGCCGACCATGGGCACGGCAGCAGCCGAGCCGTAGGCGTTCAAAGCGTTGGTTGCAGTCTGCGCCACGGCTTGGATAACCTGCATCGCGAACATCTTGCGGTTGGCTTCGCTCTTGGCTTTGGCAATTTCCTTTTCTTTCTGCTTCTCCAACTTCTTGACCTTGTAGGAATTGCCCTCTGCACGGCTAATCTCGGCATCATACCGCTTGTTGATGGCGGCGGTCTGAATATCAAGTTCAGCCTGAACGATAGTCGATAACTGCGAGAATACCGCCGACATACCCGAAACGAGCGTGTCGAGAGTGCCTGTAAGAGCCTTGCCGCCGTCGGAGTTGAGCCATTCGATAGAATCGGCGATACCTTTCTCCATAGCGTTGCGAGTATCTTCCTCGGAGAGAAGTCCGTACTTCTTTTTGAGGGCGAGCTTCGCTTTCTCGAAGGCTTCCTCGATGCGGAGTTTTTCAGCGGCGTTCTCTCCGGCTGCTTGCATTTCACGCTGATAAACGACATCAAGCAGAGCGAGGTCGGCATCGTACTTCGCTTGTGCCTCCTGTGGATTGTCGCCGAAAAAGTCCTTTTTCATGGCGGCATACTTGGCTTCGAGCTTTTCTCGTTCTTGCTGTTTGCGCTGTGTTTGCGCGATCAGCAAGGACTGTAACTGCTGCTCGGCTTGAAGCCTCTCCTTTGTTCCGGCTTTGGTTGCCGCAATGAGCTTCTGCTGGTGCTCGATTTCGGCTTCCTCGGTTTTTAGGTCGTAAGTTTCCTTGGTGATGGCACCGTCGATATACTGCTGTTTGAGCGCAGCCATAGCTGCATTGTAGCGGTTATTTTCCGCATCAATGCTTTCAGCGTCGAAATGCTCCTGTTGCTTCTTCTGCGCCTCGCGCCATTCAGCGGTGATTTTCAACCGCTCCGTTGCCGTAAGGTCGGTGTGTTGAAGCTGACGCTCGCAAAACTCGACCGCTATCTCGTCCATTCGGCGAGTGTGGGCGATGTAGTCAGTTTCGCCGGTGGCGTAACTGATGCGGGCCGATGCTTCCTCTTGCTCGCGCCACTCCTTTTCCTTTGCGAATTTGTCCGTAGCTGCGGCAGAGCCACCGCCACTGCCTCCACCGCCTCCGAAGTTGGTAGGCTCAACAGGTTCTTCCGGCTCTGCAAGTGCATCGGAAGAAATCTGATACTTCTTGCGGAGAAATTCGTTTGCCTCGTTGAGTTGTCGCTGCTTGGTCAGATTAGCCTGATAAGCCGCCTCGGAAGCATTATAGGTCTGCCCCGTAGACGCAACCCTTCGGGCGTAAGGGGCAACATTGACAGCCTGACCTGCCGCGGCATCGGTCGAGTTTGTATAGGAGTTGTAGCTCTCCATCTCACGGGCGTTCTCCCACTCTCTTGAAGCGGCATCGTATGCGGCCTTGTCGCGGTCGCGTGTAGCTTTTAGCCCCGGAGCCTGTTGTTCGAGGGTCAGCAACTCCTTTTCGTTTTCCTCAATCTTGGCTGCGGCAGCTCGCGCCCTCGCCACTTCGATGATGGAATCACGGAGTTTGTCGTAGGCAATCTTCGCGTTGCCTACCATAATTTCCTCCGTCGAAAGGTTCTTGAAATAGTCGGGATAGAGATTTTGCAGACGCTCGGCAGCGGCCTTGCGCTCGTCCTTTGACTTGGCTTCATCGGTGGCCTCCTTATACAACGCTTCAAGTCGCGCTACCTCCTTTGAGCAAAACTCCGAAGAAGCAGCGTCAAGGTCGGTTAGCGACTTCTTGTATTCCTCCTGTTCCTTACGCGCTTTCTCCGCTTCCTCGGCAGCGGTCTTCCAACGGTTTGCCAGAGAATAGACAGCGGCACCGGCGGCAAGTATAAGTCCCGTCCACGATGAAAACTTCATCGCGGCCATAGACTTGCGCCACCGCTCTTGCATGGCATAGTTTACCTGCAAGCCGTTGGTGAAATACTGCACGGTGTTGATGAGAGGCACAAGGAGAAGCCGCAGAGCCGGAACAATGCCGGAGCAGAGCTTCATCGCGCCGTGGAAAAGAGCCGTGGCTTTCGTGGCAAGCATCGTGCGAGTGTTATACACAAGCATAATAGCATTGTATGAAACAATGGCGATAGTGATTGCCACAATCTCCTTTCGGTACTTGATAAAGAAATCGACCATACCCGACAGGGCTTTGAGGGCGATTGTCGAGGAAGAAATTACAAGACGCATGACAGGCTGTAATTTCTCACCAAGTTCCACGGCAAGCTCGTGGACGCGGTTTCTCGCTTTGTCAAGTCCGGCTTGTACCGTATTGTTCTGCACCTCGAACTCCTTGTCGATGGAAGTGGCTTCCTCGAAGGCTTCGTTGGCGACAAGCTGCTGGTTCTTCACATCGTCGATATGGTTGGCGAGGGTCGAGAGAGCCGAGATGGCACGAGAGCCGTTCTCGCCCATATCCTTGAACATCGGAGAGAGAACGTCCATGTTGCCGGCCTGTTTGAGGGTCGAAAGAAACTCGATCAGGGCGGCATTCATATCTGTTTTGACAAGGTCGGCAAACTTCGCCACGTCCATACCTGCGACACGGGCATACTTGGCTGGGTCCTGATAGATACGAACAATAACCTGCGAGAGAGCGGTCGAAGATGCTTCGAGCTTTTGGTTATTGGAATCGAGGACGGCGGCGAAGCCCATAATCTGCTGCACGGTCAGTCCGGCTTGCGCACCCACGCCACCCATTCGCGAGGCGAACTCGGCG